TGGGCGCTGGCGCTGCTGTCGCCGGTGCCTATGCTATGTACCGTAAAGTGCTAGCTGACAACCGCGAAGGCCGCATCAACAGCACGACTGACGCTGCTACCCAGCAGGTCATCCAGATGCTGCGGGATGAAGTGTCACGCCTGTCTGATCGGCTGGCTGCGGTCGAGGAGCAGAACCGTAAGTGCGAGGAAGCTAATGATGCCTTGCGCGAAGAGATTATCAGCATGAAAAAGCAGCTCCACTTGTTCTGATGTTGTGCTTGATCCGATCACAATTGCTGCGGCTTACAAGGCCTGTGCGACTTGTATCGATCTTGCCAAGAAGGGTGTCGAACTTTACAAGCAGATCAAGAGTACCAGCGGGGATGTCAGCGACGTACTGAAAGACCTGCGGGAGCAGTACAACAGAATAGCCAGCCCGAGTAAGGAGCAGACAAAGCAGTTTCAAGAAGAGGTCAAGCGTGTGCAGGAGGTGGCGAAGGCCGCGCCGGATGATGTGCTGAATGACATCTGGTCTAACCTTGGCAACTTCATTGACCAGTACGAGGCGCTTGCAAAGATATATGTGCAGAGCGAGGCAGCAGCGAAGGAGGTTTACAAGGGTGATCTGTCGCTAGGTCGCAGGGCTCTGGAGCGCATCCGGCTAGAGTCTAAACTGGACGAGATGCTGGCGCAGGTTCGAGAGCAAATGGTTTACAACACGCCACCAGAGCTGGGGTCTGTGTGGTCAAGGTTTGAGAAGGCATGGCATGACATACAAAACGAGCAGGCAGATGCGCTAGCAATAGAAACCAGAAAGATTCAGGCAGCTAGATGGCAACGAAAGCAGGCGGTAAATCGGCTCAAGGCGCGTCTGGTATACGTTGGGGCGACCGTGTTCGTGATTCTATGGGCGGTGGGAATAATGCTTCTGGTGGTCAGAAGCGCGACAATGAGGATGTACCTTGGTCATTGATTGCTACAGTGATGGCCGTGGTGCTGATGTTCTTTATCGTCATGCCGATCCTGGCTTTCATGTACTACGACATGTGGTTTGCCACCCAAGCTGCGGTGCATGAAGTAAAGAAGATGAAACAATTAAGGCGTGAAATACAGGAAGAGCGGAGGCAAGGCAATGCTTACAGAGAGCCAACTGAAGCAACTGATACCAGGGAATAAGTATGTGTCCTATTGGCACAACGCACTGGAGCAGCTGCTGCCGGACTATGACATCAACACACCCCAGCGCATTGCATCCTTCATTGCCCAATGCGCACATGAGTCTGGCAACTTTGTCGCACTAAAAGAGAATCTCAACTACAAGTGGGAAACCCTGCGCAGGTTGTTCCCTAAATACTTTCCCACCGATGAGCTTGCCAAAGATTATGCCAGCCGCCCCAACCGGCAAGAGGCTATTGCAAACCGCATCTATGCTGGCCGCATGGGTAACGGCGATGAGTCTAGTGGCGATGGTTTTCGTTACTGTGGCCGTGGTCTTATCCAGCTCACTGGACGATCAAACTACCAAGCATTTGCTGACAGCATTGAGGTTGACGGCAGGCCACTGAATATCGACGAGGTGCCTGAGTACCTGGCCACATTCCAAGGGGCTGTGCAGTCTGCTTGCTGGTATTGGGAGACCAATGGTCTGAACAAATTCGCCGACGCTGATGACATCCTGAACATGACCAAGCGGATCAACGGCGGCACGATAGGATTGCAAGACCGGATCAAGCATTACAAACACGCGTTGCATGTCCTGGGGGTGCAATGAGATACCTGCTGATTCTGCTGCTGCTGGCTGGGTGCGAAGACAGATTCAGATACCCGTGCCAGGACAATAAGAACTGGAACAAGCCTGAGTGCCAGCGACCGACCTGCGCCATTACTGGTACTTGCCCTGATCAATTAGTGCCAGCCGCAGATTTCAAACCGGAGGGTGAAAAATGAAATGGAATTCTGACCAGATCGACAGCATTATCAAGCTGATTATTGGCACGACATTCTGCTTAGTCATTTTGATGATGTCTGGTGTCGCCACATACTCTATTGTTTTCGTCGTGCAGCCGATGACAGGGATCGCGCCCGTTGATAAAGCACTGTTTGCATTACTCAGCGACATCTCGAAATATTGCCTCGGCGCATTGGCGACATTGCTTGCCCTTCGCGGCAAGGACGGCGTGGCCAAGCTGATCGACCCGCCGCCTGGTGTTAGTAAGGCCAGCGATTGGACTGACCCACAGCCACCGGCACCCAAGGCTCCGGCCCCAGTGCATCAGCGCGTTGAGCCTATACTAGAGACTAGCCCACCACCACCCGTGGCGGCAGGCTTTAACGGTAAAGCAGCACCACCCGCAGCGCCGCAACCTGAACTATAGGGGGAACCATGAACGCTTTTGTACTGATCCGCATGGCCGCAACCGTAGCAGCCAGCCTGCTGTTAGCATTCAACGTCCACGCTGGTGGCGAAATGAAAAAGGTCTGCCGGGAAGATCCGAAGACCAAGAAGGAAGTGTGCCGCGATGTGAAGGTTCATAAAAAATTGGAAGGCACAAAAGTGCCGCCATCAAAATGAATCCCTATTTGATTGCCGGTGCTGTCATAGCTGTCGCAGTGGCTGGCGCTGGTGGCTACGTCAAAGGCTCGGCAGCAGGTAAGGCCGAGGTACAAGCGCAGTGGGATCAGGAGCGGGCAAGGCTAGCAGAAGAGTATGCGAAGGCGCAGGCAGCTGCACGCGAGAAGGAACAGCAGCTACAGGCCCAGGCTGACAAGCTGAGAGAGGAATCGTATGAACAGATCAAAGATATTAATGCTCGCTCTGACCGGCTCATTGACAGCCTGCGCAAGCGCCCCGAGCGCCCCGCCGCCCCGGCAGGTGCCGTGTCCAGTACCGCCAGCTCTTGCAGTGGAGCGTCTGGAGCGGAACTGGATCGGACAAATGGAGAGTTTCTTGCAAGGTACGCCGCCGACGCAGCAAGGCTCCAATCAGCCCTCGACACCTGCATCCGTCAGTACGAAGCAGTGAGGAACACCCCCCGCTGATACTGCGCCCCTCCTGCGCTAACCAAAGTACCAGCGGGTTTTCCCGGCTATCAGTCGGGATTTTTTTCCTTATTCATCTCAGCGCCCAGCATTCGCAGCCGCTTCTGGTAAGCCTGTGAGTGCTGCAGCATGGCACCAGGCTCCATCTTTTTAAACAGCACCTGGTTCGCTTCCTTGAAATTTTTTAGCGCTGTCATCCGGTCGCGCTCACTTGCTCTGCCTGCTGACATAGTCTTGTCGGCCAGCTCTTCATAGGCTGCAGACCAATCCAGCTGCGTGGCGTGCGTAGACTTGACCACCGGCTCGCCACCGTCCTTGCCTGGCACCATCAACTGAAACTCACCTGCTGGCCCTGGCGCTACAACAACGGCTTCCTCCAGATCCGGCACATACTCATCTATCGGTGGCGGTGGTGGTGCGATCCGATCCAGCGGGTTAGATGGCAGCGGCGTGATATTCTTGGCTGGCTGTGGCTTGGCCTCTGGCGGGAAGTCTTGCGCCTCCTCGACTGTGATCAGCCCCTTCAGCGCATCAGGAAACGCATCACGCAGCGCAAACCCGCGAGCTCGCATCTGCATCATGCGCTTTGGGTATGCCTGCCACGGCCCTTGCTTGCCCCATAAGCCAGCTCTTTTGGCATCTTCGACCGAGAACTTAGCGACCACCGGCTTGCGGCCACGGCGCTTGGCAACACACACAGCGGTCGGGTTCGGCGTGCCTTCACCCTCGAAATACTCTTCAATGTCTTCGCAGTGTGGGCTGGCCTGCACCAACGCCATCGCTGCGTCACCGTAGACCGAAGGCTTCCCATTTATCACCGCGATATTTTGTAACGCCTGCATGGGTGCCAGGCCGATCTCTGCGCCCCACTGCATGGCCACCAGAATATCTTGCGGCTTGCTGACATAGGCTTTGGGTACTAGGCTGGACGATGCCAGCTCTTCGGCAAACTGCCTGGCTTCGGTAAAGGTTGCAGGCGCAAATCCCTGTCTAGTTGTAACGAGATTGGTCATTGTTATCTCCTGGTAAGAATGCTTGGATTGTGTACAAAACTAGCGCGGTGAAGGATTCGACGATCTCTTCGGCCTCTTCCTCGCTGCACTTGGGTATGGTGTTCAACAGCGCAACCACAGCTCTCGCGTGCGCCTCTTCGAGTTTGGTCATAGTGCCTCTTTGATTGATAGGGTTGATTGTCTGATGCTGTATGCGTCCTTCGCCGGCACGACCTTCTCAGGTTGCGCTTTGTAGCTACGCATTGGCCAGCGGATCTCAAAGCGACCGACGGTGCCTTTGGATGCCTGACCGAGCATTGCCTTGAGCTCAGTCTCTGCCTCGCTGCGCTTACCCTCGGCCTCTTTGATGGCTGCGTTCGCTGCTAGGATTTGGTCGGCCAGCTGTTCAGCGCGACCAGGTAGGTTGACCACCGCAGCCTCATCCGCTGCCGGGTACATACGGTCGGCATCCTTGCTGTTGGCTGGTGGGTAATAATCAATCTCGCCGGTGGCTTTATATTTCTCGATCTTGTTCTGGAACTCGAGCACCGCGGTCTTGATTGTTTCCAACGTCTGCTTGTGCGGCTCGAACAAGAAGATCCGCAGCACGGTTCCCTGGTACAGCACGGCCACCGCACCCCATCGGGCCTGCATAATGTCCATCTGTGCCTGCAACTGCACAGGGCCACGGTACAGCGCTGGCATTTCCTCGGGCGACACTGCGGTTAGCTTGGCCTCGAGCACGCCGTAACCATCGAGCATGATCTCATCCTGGCCGACCACGATAATGCCGGCATCCATGTCGGTGCGGATCTTCTGGCCACGGCCATGCGCCCAGCCGTCCAGGCTGCAGGCCAGCGGCAGTGTCTTATGAAAGAAGGCCGAGTCAAACTCGGTCGAGAGCTCGAGCAGCTCGAGTCGCTTGGCTGTTTCTTGCAGGATGAGGCGCTCGATTCGGTCGCCCCAAGCCATCGCTTCGTTCTGTTTATCTTCGCGTGGCAGACCCTTGCTGGCGTTGATGCTGTACTGGAGCTCATCGTTGGGTGTCTGGTAGCGAGACAGCCCGAGCAGCGCTGGCAGGCGGCTGGCGCTCATCATGTAGTCCGGTGTTAGTTTGCCTGACATGTTTCCTCCGTTAGTTTATAGACCCGCACAACGCGAGCGTGGGCGGCTTTGTGAGCGGCTTCTGTGTAGCCGATTGCTGTGAATTTTTTACCCCTAAAAACGGCACCGAGCACTGATGGGTGCAGCTCCGCAGGCAGGTTGATGGCAGCTCGAACATCGTTGATGGACACCGAGCCCTGTTGCCTGCAGATCTGAGCTGCAATTTCCCGGCACTGAGCCAGGAAGTCGCTGTCGCGTTGCTCGAACAGTGCCAGCTGGGCATCGCGCAGGATCTGGCCGGTGATCATATGACACCTGCCACAAAAAACATGGCCATGACAACAAAGATCCCGAACAGGAAGCCGTTAAAGAAATCGTCGTTCATGCTGCACCCCGCTGAATAAGGTTAGAGACTTGGGCAGCGCCCCAGGTACGGCCACCGCGAGCGGTCTGCACGCCGCGGGCTGTCAGTGCTGCTGCGATTGAGCGCAGGCTGGTGATGCCTGCACGCTGCAGGTCGGCGATGATAGGCATCATGCGAGCGGCAAATGCGTCTGCGTTGGCACGGCCAGCGGCTGCACCGGCTTCTGCTGCGGCTTGTGGCTTTGGGTTACCGAGTTTGACACCGCGAGCCTTGGCGGCTTGCAGTGCTGCCTTGGTGCGGCGGCTGATCTCTTCGCGCTCATGCTGGGCGACCACAGCGCGGATACCGAACTCAAGCGTACCGGCGTGCGGCATGTCGGCTGCAACGATCTGCACACCAGAGTCACGCAGGGTCAGCAAGAATGCTGCCTGGCGGCTCAGTCGGTCGATCTTGGCAATCAGCAATGCAGCGCCAGTGGCTTTGCACATGGCGATGGCAGCGGCCAGCTGTGGCCGGTCATCGTGCTTGCCTGATTCGATCTCGGTAAAGCTGTGGATGATGCCGTCAGCGTAGGCTTTGACTGCTGCCTGCTGGGCTTCGAGGCCGAGGCCAGACTGACCCTGGCGCTCAGTGGAAACTCGGAAGTAAGCTACATACTTGCTCATGTTTTGCGCTCCTGTATCTCGGTGGCGTTGCGGTCTTGAGTGACCGTAGACAGAGACTCTCATATAT